TCGTTCGTGTGGTCGTTCAGGCGGAGTTCCTCGGTGCCGTTCACGCGCACCAGCTTGAACCACGCCTGCTCGCGATGATGCGCCTTCTTCGGCAGCCAGACGCCGTCGACGTAGTGCCATTCGAGTTCGATACCGACGTAGCCCTTGCCGATCGCGTCGGTCACGTCATGCACCAACTCCTCGAAGTCGTCGAGTTCGTCGATGATCTCCTTCAGTGCGCGCGCGGCCTTCTTCTCGCGCGCCGAAGCGTTCGCGGGCGGCGCGATGTCCCATTCGATGGTGAGCAGCGCGCGTCGGCGCTTGCCCATCTCGCACAGGATGTGCGCGTCGCGCTCCTCCATGTCCTCGAACAGCTCGCACTGCGCGGTGAGGTCGCCTTGCTCGGCGTTCATCATGATCGCGGCGAGCTTCGACGGCGTCAGCCCGCGCGCCGGATGACCCTGGAAGTTGTGATGCAGGTGCGCCAGGCGCGACGACTGCGTCTCTTCCAGCTCAGCGATCTGGATGGGCGCGCCGGTGGCGTCAACGATTCGGGACGTGCGCGTCGTCACCATGCGGAAGGCTCCATGATGGGTAGGTCGTCGTCGGCGTAGTCCGACGTGGAATGTTCGTAGCCGCGCGTGCGCGCCGGCAGGCCGGTGAATTCGATCGGGGCGATCGGATTGCCAGTCAATTGGTTGAACGCACCGCTAAGGGCATCGACCTGATCGTCGTGGCGCCCTCGCGGAAAGTTCTCGATCTCGTCGAGGAACTCGTCATTCCACGGGCCGCGCACCAGCCGAATTTTTCCGTGCTCCGCCTGAGTCGATGCCGGACCGGCGCGCGTTTCCTTGTCGCCTTGCGGCGGCACCGTCTTGACGGTCCATCCTGCGAGCGCGGTCACGTAAGTCGATGCTTCGAACTTGCCTGCTTGCCCGGGGTCTTGTTCGAAGCCGATCGGGATCAACTTGCCGTCCTGTTCGGCGATCGCGCGGATGCGCTTCATCACCTTGCCAGGGGTGCCACGGAACCGCTCGACGTGCTCGACGTAGTAATAGCCATCGCGCGCGAGTGACAAGCGCAAACCGGCCGTCCAGTCCGGATCAGGGTTCGACTCGCTCGGCTCGGTTGCAGCGCGGTCCCAATAGCGAATGCGCTGCGCTTCGACCGGCGCCTGGTCGACGATCTCGAAGTAGGATTTCTTGAAGTAGTCGCCTGAACTCGGGCGGACCTTCCAGTTGCCGTTCTTCAATCGCTCGCGCTCGACGAGCGGCAGCGCTTCGAGGTTCGCGAGGTAGCCCGGATCGCGTTCGAGGCCGATCTTGTTGTCCGAGAACGACGAAGCGATGAAGGTGAAGCTCTTCGGCTCTGAACCGGGATACTGCGTCTTCAGTTCTTCGGCGGTGTCGCCCCAATACAGGGTGTTGTTGCGGCGGATGAACCAGCGCACCACGCCGCTGCGCTCTGGAATGGCGAGTCCCGTGTTCTGGTCAATCCACCAGGCGATCAGTTCGGCAACGAACGAGTCGGGATCGGGGTTGCACGTCGCGCGAATATACGGGCGCACGCCGCTGGTCGAGCGGTTGCGCGACAGCATGTACCAGAACTGGCCGGCCGTGAAATGCGTCACTTCGTCGAAGCCGATGAACGCGATTTGCGAGCCTTGCCAGTCGAGCTTGTTCTTTTCGTGCTCCAGGTGCGCGAACGTCAGCGTCGATCCGGAAGGGAACTGCCACTGCAATCGCGACAGATTCGGCTTCGCGCCGAGGTCCGGATAGATCTGCTCCGACGTGTCCCACAAGCCGCCTTCCGCCGTCACCTGTTTCGTGGTGCGGCGGAAGATGACGCCACCGAAGTTCGCGTTGTCGATGTTGCGGATGGCTTCAAGCAATAGCGCGAAAGTCTTGCCGCCGAACGCTGCACCACCATAGAACGCGATGTCGGCCGAGGTCGCGAGGAACGCTTCCTGTGGGCCGGGCTGCGGTCGGATGTTGGCGAATTCGCTCACGGATCACCGGCTGTTCGAAGGCAGGTAGATGCTGATGCGGCTCGACACCTTTTCCAGCGTGGCCTTGTCAAAGCCTTCCTTTTCCAGCGCCTTCAAGTCGCGCTGCATTCGCTCTGCTGCCTCGGCTGCGAAGCGCTTCTGAAGCACGCTTGATCGGCCGAGGTCAGCGACAGAACGCATCAGCTTGGGGAAGTCGATCTTGTCTGGATCGACCTCCATGTCGACCAGCAGGTTGAACGCCTTCTCCTGCGCCATGCGGACCAGTGCCTCGTTCAGCGCGTTGTCTTCGTCTGGCGAAGCCTCCACGATGGCCCGAGCCTGATCTGTGGCCACTTTCAACGCACGGATTCGGTCCTCGAACTTCTGGCCGAAGCGATGCACCGCCGCCTTGTGGATCTCGAAGCCCTGTTCCTGCAACCAGTCGGCGAGCGCCTGGTAGTTGCTGAAGCTGCTCGCGATCAGGCGCTGCTCAAGCTCCGTGCGCACGGCGTCGGGCAGCAGCTCCACTTTGCTGCGCGCGGCCATCTCAGAACCACTTCTTCGGGCGAGCGATGCCCGGGTCACAGTCGACGGTGTATTCGACGACATCGACGCCAATGCGCGTCAGCTCGGCCGACCAGGTCGGCGAGTTCTTGCCCGAGATTTCGACCAGCCTGCGGTCTTCCAGGTAGGCGAGTTCGCGCCGCAGCCCGTGCGGCGTCACCTGCAACGAAGCATCCTGAAGAGCGCGCAGCGTGATGGCTTCGCTGACCGGCAACGGCCGTCCAGCGTTCAGCACCTGCAGGATGCGCCAGCGAGTTTCCTCGCGCGTGAACTTGTCCATGTCGACTTCGTGCATGACTACTCCCTCCGTTTCATCAACATCTCGGCCAGCCGATCCAGCTTCGCGTCGATGCTGGCGCTGAACCTGATCCAGTCCTCGCGCCGCACGTATTCGAGCGGCAGCAGGCGATTGAACTGCTCGACTTCCTGTTCGAGCTTCTTGTTCGTGGCGTCGAGCGCATTCGTCGTCTGCTCAAGGCTCGCGAATCGCGAGTCCATCGACGTTTTCATCTGACTCACAATCATTCGCGCCAGCGCATAGAGCACGCCCAGGACGAACACCAGAATTGCCACCAGCTCAGCAATCGAAAGCTGCACTACCGTCGAACTTGCCACCGGCATCACGGCACCTCCGAACTGCACGTCACAGTGCCAGTTCCTGCGCCCGGCGGGTGTAGCGAATCTGCTTCAGTACCTCCGCCGGTGCCCGTGGCGGTGCAGCGCGTGCGCACCTCGATCAGCGTGTCGGGTGAAGCCTCGCGGCGGTCTCGGCCCGTGAAACTGCGATCGATGGCGATGGCCGCGGCGTCGCCGGTCTGGAAGCGGTCGCCGCCCGTGCGGCTGAGGTCGGCGCCGGCCGTGTTGCCCGTGCCCACCGCATTGCCGTGGCCATTGATCTCGATGCGCGGGGCGAGCTGCGGCAGCGTCGCGGCTACGTCCGACGTGGCACCGCGCATCTGTCGCAGCGCCTCGATGCTGACCACGCCCATGCCCTCGACCGCCGACGTGCCGAAACCGGCCCACGCCTGCGTGGATTCGCCCAAGAAGCCGTAGAGGGCATTCGAGTTCGCGACCGAGGTCAGGTGCGCATATTTCGCCTGACGTTCGCCCATCCACGCCGGTGCGGCGATCTGCAGCGCCCCGAGCGTGAGGTCCTTGGCGACCTCCAAGCCGGTCCGCGGTGCGGGCGGCGGCATCACGATCTGCTGCTGCCCGACGCCGCCCGCGCGCTCGGCCAGCGTGTTCGCGGTGAGGCCCAGCATGCACGCGGAAATGGCGCCGGGCTCGGTCAGGCCCGCGCACATGGTCTCGCGTTCCTGCATGCGGTCGGCGCGCGCGGCCTCGGCCTCGCGGTTCGCCTGCAGCTGCGCGCTGAGGAAGTCCAGCTGCGCCTTGTAGTTCTTGCCGCCGCAGCCCACCAGGGCAAAGGCGACCAGGATGAAGATGATGGTGCGCATGATGGTGTTACTCCTGAGTGGAGGCGTCATTGCTGGGCGCGGTCACCGCGGCCTTCAGGTCGCGATGCCGCTCGGCGCAGATCCGATACAGCCGGGTCGCCTGCAGGTATGCCCTCAGCGCCGCCGGCGTGCTCGAATCGGCCGGCACCACCGGCTTCGGGCATTCCCGAAGGAGGTTCGCCGGCACAACGGGGCGCGGAGACTCCGGCCGCCCGGTCTGCGATACACAGCCACTCAGTGCCGAGATCCAGAGCGCGCACGTCAGGGCGGCGCTGCAGATACGTTTCGAAGTCGACATTCGCTTCCTCCACGGCGCGGTCAATCAGCTCGCGCTTGGTTTCGTGATGGGTGGCGATGTCGGCTCGTCGATCGTTCTCGATCTCGACATCGCGCATGGTCTTTTCGGTCTGTCTCACGGACTGAGCCGTGGTCCGCCAATCGGCCACCTTGAAGGCACTTGCAGCGCCCACCAGCAACCCGATAAGCAGCCCGGCCATGAAGGGCTTCGCGATCATGGAATCAGCTCCAGCAGGTCCGCTTCGGCATAGCGTCGGCGCCGCATGCCGTTCTCGATGGACGAGCCCTTCCAGACCCGAACCATCGCCCGCAGTTCGCGTTGCATGCAGGCGTAGTCGGCTGCGGGCACGCATTCGTCGCGCAGCGTCACCATCTCGGTTCGGCGCCAGCCGGTCATCGACGTGCCGCGGTTGTAGGTGAGGCTGGTCAACACGCCCTGGGCGATCGGGTGCAGATGCTCTGCACCCGGGTACGTCCGACGCATGGCGCGGTAGTAGGTGACGATGGTCGTGTCGTCGAAGACTTCCCGCGCCAGCGCATAACGGGTTCGGATGTCGGCGAGAGACGGAATGCGAGCCTTGGCCGCTTGGCCCGTGATGCCCGCCTGCTCGGCCAGCCGACTGCGCTCCGAATGCGCACGCCAGTCCTGCAGGATGACGCTCGCGGCCTGATGCCCAAGGTCGTATCCGATGCCCACCGTCACGCCCGAAGAACCCTGCGGCCACACCGGCGCCTGCAGGCGTTGCTCGTAGTACGCGGGCGAGTTGATCTCGAACTGCACGATCAGGTCGATCGCCACAGCAGGCAACAGATCCTCGACCTCGGCTGGCGGCTTCGGTTCCGGCAACGCCTGGTCAACCAGGTCGCGCAGCGCCGGAATGCCTGGCGTCTGCCGATGGCACGCGTCGACATTCGGCCCGCTGCAACAGGCAGCGAGCGCGAGTGCGAAGAGCACGATCAGCGACCGAAGTACCACAGCAGGCCTCCGATCAGCAGGAACCATTCGACGCGGTCGAACACCAGGCGCTTGAAAGCACCTCGGTCGCCGCGCCGCCAGTCGTCGAACAGCTCGCGCTCCTTGTTTTCATCGAGCACGGTCAGATAGGTCTTCTTGATCAGCCACACGCTGAAGACCGTGACCGCGAGCACCAGCGCCCGAATGACCAGGTGGAACGTGTCGCCGAAGCCGTCGATGCCGGTGCGCGGATCAAGCCGCGGCAACGCATAGAACAGGATCAGCAGCAGGCCGATGAGCAGCGGCACCCACACCACGGGTTCCTGCCACTGGTGCAGGAATTCGCCGAAGCGGGTGCGTTGCGTCAACGTCGATTCGATGCGTACGGGAACGTCCGTGCCGGACGCCGACGCCTTGGGTTTGCGCGCGCTCACATGCTGCCTCCGCTTCATCATTCCGTGCCCCATCGGCACCGCTCTTTGCGGGTGCCACTGTCGCCGCTCGCATCGCGCGGGTCTTGGGGACGCGGCCCAAAGCTTTATCGATCGCGCGCGCGCAACCTGCGCGTCGCGATCAGCGGCGTGGTGCCGCTGGGCACACCGAGGCAACCACGATGGACAATCAGCACCGCAAGATCAGCGGCTACCGCGAACTGACGCAGGCCGACATCGACCTGATGAACGAGATCAAGGCCGCAGGCACGCGGCTCGAAGCCTTGCTCCACAAAATCGACTTGTACGTCGGTGCCCAATACGAAGCGACACCAGACGGAGATGACGACGAAGATTCGGAACGCCTCGCGCTTTCCCAACCCCGTCGCTGGCTCTCCATCGCCAGGACCAACCTGCAGCAAGGTCTGATGGCCGCCACCCGCGCCGTCGCGCAGCCGACGTT